TTCCAACAAGAATGGTGGGAAGCAAAACCATATACAGTATCAGGCGTTGCATCACTAGATGATATGCGACTAGCACTACTAGACTATCGAGAGACAGAGTTAATACCTTTGCCTGATTCATTTGGTAATCTACAAGAGATGACTAAAGGTGGACTAGCACGTGGTGAGTTAACATCTATCATTGCACATACATCTATAGGTAAGACTACTATCCTTAATGAATTGATATATCACTTTGCTACTGGCACTAATGAAAAGATTGGTTGCTTTATGGTAGAAGATAATATAGATGAGACTATACGTAAGGTAGTATCCGTACACAGAAGAGAGAATCTACAGTTAGTTAAACCTAAAGACATTGATGTTGATAGTGTAATGGAAGATGCTGTCAAGGTAGGGTTTGGTAGTAAGGTACAACTCTATGATGATGGTGGTGGCAGCATAGATATTGATGAGATGTTTTCCAAGATAAGATACTTCATCAAAGGACTAGGATGTACTGTCATATTAGTTGACCCATTACATACTGCCATTAAGAATCTATCTAATGAGAACATTGAAGAAGTAATGGATAGGTTTATTAAGTTATGTAAAGAAACTAAGGCGTGTATAATTCTGTCCACTCATACACGTAAACCTGATGACGGGTCACACCCTCATAAGATTAGTGAGTATGATGTTAAAGGTAGTGGTGCTATACCACAAGCTTGTCATAACAATATATTATTTAGTCGTGATAAGTTAGCAGAGAATCCAGTAGAGAGAAACAGTATACGTATACGAGTACCTAAACTCAGACGTACTGGTCAGACTGGTGAAGGTGGTTGGTCTTACTTTGATAACATAACTGGTAGACTACAGAAGGGTGATAACCCAATGATACAACCCAAGGAGGACTATGATTTTTAGTTGTGACATTGAGACAGATGGTTTCGATGCTACTAAGGTATGGTGTATTGTTGCACAGAATGTAGACAATAAGCGTATCATTAAGTTCACACCTAATACTATAGATAGATTTAACTCCTGGCTGAAGTGCGTAGACACCTTAGTATTTCACAATGGTATTTCATTTGATGTACCAGTGTTAACTAAACTACTAGGCACAGACTTTAGCAGTATAAAGATAGAAGATACTATGATAATGAGTCAACTATCAGACCCATCCATTGAGGGTGGTCATAGTCTTAAGTCTTGGGGAGATAGGTTTGAGTTTGAAAAGGGAGACCACACTGACTGGTCGTGCTTTAGCCAGGAAATGTTGGACTATTGTGTACGAGATGTAGAGATAACTACAAGGATATACAATCAACTTAAAGATACATTAAGTAAAGATGCACTAGAATTAGAGTACGACATTAAAAGATATTGTACTGAGCAGGAGAAGTATGGTTGGTACTTTGATATGAAGAAAGCAGTAGGAGTATTGTATGACATTAACGAAGAACTTAAGAAGGTGGAAGACGAAGTACATAACACCTTTAGATATACTACAGTATGGAAACCAAAGACAGCAGTCAAGAGAAAGACACGCAAAGATGGTACACCAACAGAGGCATACCAGAAAGAACTGGACTTGGGTTGTCATAAGAATGATGATGGTCAGTATGGTTATTATGCACGTGTTAGCTTTAACCTTAATAGTCGACAGCATATTGGGAATGTATTAGTTGCAGCAGGATGGAAACCCACTGAGTTTACACCAACAGGTAAACCCAAGATAGATGAGACCACATTAGATGGGGTAGAAATACCAGAGGCAAAACTAATTGCTCGGTATTTAATGTTACAAAAGAGGAGAGGTCAGTTAGATAGTTGGTTAGAAGAATACAATAGAGAAACCAACTCGATACATTCCAGAGTACGCACGATAGGTACAGTTACTAGCAGGATGTCATCATCTAATCCAAACTTACAGCAAGTTACTGCAAGTGGCAAAGAGTTTGGTAGTGAGATGAGAAGTCTATTCACTGTACCAGATGGTAAGGTATTAGTAGGTGCAGACTTGGCAGGTCTAGAGTTAAGATGCCTGGCCCACTATATGAATGATGAGGAGTATACAAATGAAATATTACACGGAGATATACACACAGCAAATCAACTGGCTGCAGGACTTCAATCAAGAGATAAGGCGAAGACATTCATTTACGCTTTCTTGTATGGGGCGGGTGACGAAAAGGTCGGAAGCATTGTCGGAGGAACAAAAGCAGATGGTAGAAAACTTAAGGCAGACTTCCTCGCTAATACGCCAGCACTTAAAACTTTACGAACAAGGGTTGAGCGAGCTAGCAAACGTGGATACATTAAAGGATTAGATGGTAGGCACATACCTGTTAGGTCTGAACATTCAGCACTTAACTTCTTACTACAATCAGCAGGTGCTATCATAGCAAAGAGAGCGTGGGTTATCTTTCACAATACTTGTACACTACCATTCAAACAATTAGGTGTGATACACGATGAGATACAGGTAGAGTGTAGACCAGAACACGCTGATGATATAGGTAAGTGTATAGTAGATGCAATGAGAGAGACTACCAACTACTACAAACTTAAATGTCCAATCGATGGTGAATATAAAATAGGGAGGAACTGGAATGAAACACACTGATGCTATTAATCCAAAGCATTACCAACAAGGGTCGATAGAAACAATCGATTATATTCTTGACCAAAAGATGAATTATTTAGAAGGGAATGTGGTAAAATATATATCACGTTATAAAATGAAGAATGGTTTAGAAGATTTGCAGAAAGCAAGTTGGTATCTAAACAAATTAATCCAAGAGGTAAACAATGAAAACAATTAACACACTAGTTAATGATGTGTACAATATGATGCACACTCAAGAATATGATGGCGACCTACAAAAGATTGCTGATTCTATAGGTAAGGATGTTAGTGCAGCAGTAGTAGATGCACTCACACCTAGAGAGAAACAAACACACCTACGTATGTCAGGTATTGGTAGATGTGAGAGAGCCCAGTGGTATCAATGTAAAGGGTTTGATGCTGAAGAGATTGAAGGTAGAGTCTATCTTACATTCTTAACTGGTCACGTAATGGAAGCACTATTACTTGGACTAGTAGAACTATCAGGTCATAAGGTGACAGGCAAACAAGAGAAGCATACACTTGAAGGTATCAATGGTTCACAAGATTGCCACATCGATGGTGAGTTAGTTGATGTTAAGACTGCAAGCAAGTGGTCATATGAAAAGAAATTTACAGAGGATGGTATCAAAGATGATTCATTCGGATACATCAAACAACTATCTGCATATGGTAAGACAGAAGACAAAGAGGTAGGATATTTCCTGGCCCTCAACAAAAATAATTCTGAACTTAAACTATGTAAGCAAGAACTTGAGAAAGATATTGACACATATGTTATTGACCTCAAGAAGAAAATGGAATCAGACAATCCACCTATGCGTATTGCAGGTGCTACCAAAACAAATGGCAAGGGTCAGGTTGTTCTTGATATGATGTGTGCATTCTGTGGGTACAAAGATATTTGTTTCGACAATGCACTACAAAAGAAAACAACACCTAGTGGTTTTACTACTTACTACGTGGATTCAATACAAGGAAACTTCTAATGATTACTCTCGAAGAACTTAAGCAAAGGTTAGCACAAAATTATGATGTATGTTTATTGTGTGATGAATTAGAAATAGAACCTGAAGATATACTTAATGCCTTCGAGAAAAAACTAATTGAAAAGAAAGAAAGATTTGAGGAGTTTTATGAATGAGATATATCTAGTTAGTCTTATATGGGTAGCGATAGGTGCAGCAGCTATCTACTTTATAGACAAGAGGTCATACAAAGAAGGTATGGTTGATGCAATACTAATGCACAACAGAGGAGAACTTACATACTTTTCTTACTATGATGATAATGGTGAAGAGATGGTAGAGATAGAGGTAAACAAACGTGAGAAGTAATTACTTAGGTATAACAATAGATAGAAGTAGAGACAAGAAGATGTCAGACCAGGCAAGAGAACTGGTTACTAACTACTATCTTAGAGGTAAAGAGAAGTCACCTCAAGAAGCATACGCCCGTGCTTGTGTTGCATACTCTAATAAAGATATGAGTCTAGCACAAAGATTGTATGATGCTGTCAGCCAGGACTGGTTTATGTTTAGTAGTCCTATACTATCTAACGCACCAGCACCTGATGAGGAAGTAAATGGTTTACCTATCAGTTGTTTCCTTAGTTATGTTGGTGATACTTTGTATGGTCTTATCGAACATCAAGCAGAACTAGCGTGGTTAAGTGTTAAAGGTGGAGGAGTAGGTGGACACTGGGGTGATGTAAGACCAGTGAGTGATAAAGCACCAGGGCCAATACCATTTATTAAAGTAGCAGACTCAGCAATGACTGCTTATAAACAAGGAAAAACAAGGAAGGGAAGTTATGCAGCGTATACTGACATCAGTCATCCAGACATTATCGAGTTCATCAATCTCCGAGTACCTACTGGAGGTGATAGTAATCGCAAGTGTTTTAACATTAATAATGCTGTCAATATTACTGATGCCTTTATGGATTGTGTTGTCAATGATACTCCTTGGAGTCTTACTGACCCTAGCAATGGTGAAGTCCGTGATACAGTCAGTGCGAGAGAACTATGGCAAAGACTCTTAGAGGTACGCTTCAGGACTGGAGAACCCTACTTAAATTTTATAGATGAATCGAATAGACATTTACCAAAAGAACTTAAAGATAGAGGACTTACAATTAAAGGAAGTAATCTTTGTAATGAAATCCACCTACCCACAAGCTCGGATAGGACAGCAGTATGTTGCTTATCCTCAGTCAATCTTGAAAAGTTTGATGAGTGGCGAGACAAAGGATTAGTTGCTGACTTGATTCATATGCTTGACAATGTACTGGAAGAGTTTATTAAGAATGCACCAGAAGAATTATGGAGAGCAACTAACTCTGCAATGAGAGAAAGAAGTCTAGGTCTAGGTGCTATGGGATTTCATTCATATCTACAATCAAAGAACATACCTTGGGAATCTGCTCAAGCAACTGGACAGAATCTAAGAATGTTTAAACACATAAAGGAAGAAGCAGTTGAAGAGACTAAACGCCTGGCTAAAGTACGTGGAGAATACGATGATGGTAGAGGAAGCGGCAGAAGGAATAGTCATCTTCTTGCTATTGCCCCTAATGCTAATAGCAGTATTATATGTGGTACTAGTGCTAGTATTGAACCTATTAAGTCTAATGCTTTCACACATAGAACGAGGGTGGGTTCTCATCTTGTCAAGAATAAATACCTAGCAAGAGTATTGAATGAGCATAGATTAAGATTGGGATTTGAAAAGGATTGGTTGGAAGAACAGTGGTCTGATATAATACATCACGAAGGTTCAGTCCAACATTTAGATTATCTATCTGACTGGGAGAAGGATGTATTTAAAACTGCATTTGAATTAGACCAGTTATGGGTAGTGGAACACGCTTCAACTAGACAACCATTTATATGTCAAGGTCAAAGCGTAAATCTTTTCTTCCCTGCGGGTAGTGAGAAGGCCTCCGTGAACAAGGTACATCTCGCAGCGTGGGCGAAGAAATTAAAAGGTCTTTACTATCTTCGTACCAACAGTGGTGCTACTGCTGAACAGATTGGTAAGAAGGTAGAAAGAATTAAACTAGAAACATTTAAAGAGGATACGGAATGTCTGAGTTGTCAGGGGTAATGGAAGCAGCACTAACCTATAAACCATTTAACTATCAATGGGCGATGGATATAGCGGAAGAGCACGAGAAGATTCACTGGGGTATATGGGAAGTTAAACTACAGGAGGATGTAGACCAGTGGAAGCGAGGTGATATTACAGTAGAGGAGAAGAACCACATTACTCAGATACTCAGACTATTCACTCAGTCTGATGTACAGGTAGCACAAAACTACTGCGACTTATACCTACCTAAATTTCGTAACCACGAGATTAGGAATATGATTATGTCATTTGCAAACAGAGAAGGTACACACCAACGTGCCTATGCTTTACTTAATGACACGCTAGGTTTTGATGACAGTGAGTATTCAGCATTCCTTGAATACAAACAGATGTCAGACAAGATTGAATTTATGCAGGACAATGATACATCTACATTACACGGGTTGGCTAAAGCATTAGCACAGACTTGTATCAATGAAGGTATGTCTTTGTTCTCTGCATTTGCTATGCTACTTAACTACCAACGCTTCGGTAAGATGAAGGGTATGTGTGAGGTAGTTGAGTGGAGTATACGTGATGAGTCAATGCACGTAGAAGGAATGTCTAAGTTGTTTAGACAATTTTGTAATGAACATCCACGAGTGGTAACGGATGAACTGAAGAGGGAAATATATGAAATGGTACGAACTGCCGTTGCCTTGGAAGACAAGGTTATCAGTCTTGCTTACAAAATGGGGAGTGTCGAGGGTCTTGAAGAAGGTGAAGTCAAAGATTATATCAGGCATTTAGCAGACAGAAGACTAATACAGTTAGGACTGAAAGCAAACTATGGGGTGAAGGACAATCCTTTACCTTGGGTTGAGTGGATTATCGCTGGTGATTCATTCAAGAATTTTTTTGAAGGAACAGTAACTGATTACTCAGC